TGAAGGCTTAAAGGCTCTGTGCGTTGCTCTATGGCGTTTTTATTTTGGTTGATTTAGTCAAATTAGCCTATTTTTTGGTTTTTAAGCAAAATCTGAGCTTTTTTGGCATTTTAAAAAAATGGCTTAAAATAAGGCTTTTTTGCATTAATTCCATTAAGGGGTTGTATTCGTTAACGGTTTAGTTTATTAATTAAATGTGCCTATAGGAATAACTAAAAAGAGATTAAAAGTTATATACTGGTTTTAGGACTTGAGAAAACGATAACCGTTTAATTGTTTAAAAGACAATTTGTAAAACCTCAAAAGCAATTTAATTTGACTGGCTCAAAGTTTTAGTTTTTTTAATTCGTTAAAATGTCAATCTATGTAATTCTTTTAATTCAAATTAATCAATATGCTTAAAACGATTAAAGGCGTTTAATTGAAGGCTTGATATTTTTTAATAACTACAAAAGGAAAAACATATGACAAATCTATATCTAATAAATGAAGACGGAAATATAAAAGTACCAAATAATGATACTTGTAAATTGAGTAATCTAAACTTTAAAGGGGCTAGTCATTTAAAATCTATTTTTAATGATGACCCTAAAAAGTGTTTTGAAAATGCAATTAAGAAAAAAGCATTTTCTGAAACTAGAATAATAGACGGTGGTTATGATTATATAATGTATATGTGTAGCAACTTTAAATATGACTTTTTTAAATCTAAAGTTACTAAAACAAAATGGAAGGTATTACGATAATGTTTAATGCTGTTCTATTAAGTATAACATTTGCGTTAAGTTTTGCGTTGATGTTTTTAGGTGTCATTGTTTCAATTCATTTTGAAACATGGCTAGGTTTAATTTTAATTGGTGTAGGGGCTTTAAGATTTTTTAGAGACTTACATTATAATTAATGCTTAAACTTTTAAACTTAGTAATTAAAAGATTAGAAAACTTTTATGAGTTAAATTCTAATAATTTAATGAATAGTCAACTTAATGATTTAATTGAAATTAAAAACTTAATTAAAGAAATTAAATCAATTCATAATAAAAACAGATTTTAGTTTTTATTTAATAATAAACTCTTCAAGCCTTCTATTAAGCGCCTTTAATTCGTTTACTATCAAAGCGTCTTTTTTTCTTAAATCTACAAAAGGAAACACATATGAAAACACTATCTTTTATAAAGTCTAAAAAACTTTTAAATATAGATAACAACGCCAAAACCGTGAAGGGTCAAAAGTATGGATATAAGACAGCCATTTTATATCTAGCGCCTTCAAATTTATCTGGTTTTAATGTTTGTCCAATGGCGAGTGAAGGCTGTAAAAAAGCTTGTTTAAATACAAGTGGTCATGGGGCTTTCAGTAACGTCCAATTAGGTCGAATAAATAAAACGAGGTGGTTTATACAAGAACGAAAATCATTTTTAAGACAGTTAAAACGTGAAATTCATAATCATGTTTTAAACTGTGAAAAAAACGGTTTTATTCCTTGTATTCGTTTAAATGGAACTAGTGACATAAGCTTTGAAAATTTTGGTATAATGGAAGAATTTCCAAACGTACAATTTTACGATTATACAAAAGTTTACAAAAGGGCTTTAAAATTTGTTAACGGTCAAATGCCGTCAAATTATCATGTTACTTATTCTTTAAACGAGGATAACAAAAAACAAGCGTTTAACATTTTAAAATTAGGTGGAAATATTTCGGCTGTATTTAGAAAATATTTACCTAAAAATTTTAAAGGTTTTAACGTTTTAAATGCTGACGAAACTGATTTGAGATTTTTAGATATTAAAAACTCAATTTGTGGACTAGTCGCAAAAGGCAAAGCCAAAAAAGATTATTCTGGTTTTGTTTTAGATACTCAATAACTACAAAAGGAAGGAAATATATATGAAACTAAAAGACATTTTTAAAATTGAATCAATTATGAGTGGTCGAAAAATACCATGCGATATTGAAAAATTTTTAGATGAGGAATATTTTTCTAATTCTGGAAATAATTTTTTGAAATATGGTGATTTAGAAATTACTCATTTTATTAGAGCCTATTTAAAAGAATATAGGGAACTAAATTTGAATAATGACATATTAATGAAAGTTAAAGAAATAAAAACAATCATTAATAAAAATCATATCTAAATAATAAAAAAGAAATTAAGGCGCTTTGATAGTGAACGAATAAAACCGTTTACTACTTTGAAAAGTTATCAACGAATTTAAAAATTTTTTTAGGTTTAAGACCTATTAAATGACTTTGGAATAATCTTGAAATTTTTAAAAACGAGATAATTTTTTGAGGAATACTCCCTTTTTGTAGAGGATGATAGGGGCGACAGATTTTTTTGTTGCCCTTGTCACTACTACGTGGGGCGAGGGGCGAAAGCCAATTTTCAATTAACTACAAAAGGAAACACATATGAAAGTTCTATCATTATTTGACGGCATGAGTTGTGGTCAAATTGCTCTCAAGAAACTAGGGGCGAAAGTTGATACTTATTATGCAAGTGAAATTGATAAGTATGCAATGAAAGTTGCAAAAGAAAACTTTCCTAATACTATTCATCTTGGAGACGTTAAAAATATAAGTCCAATAACATTTCCAACAAGCGCCAAAGACGAACCATGGATTGATTTATTAATCGGTGGCAGTCCATGTCAAGGGTTTAGTAAATCTGGAAATAGATTAAACTTTGAAGACCCAAGAAGTAAATTATTTTTTGAGTTTGTAAGAATACTTAAAGAATGCAAACCAAAATATTTTCTACTTGAAAACGTTGTCATGAATAAAGAGTCCAGAGATATTATAAGTGAGTATCTTGGGGTCGAGCCTATCGAGATTAATTCTAATCTTGTTTCAGCGCAATCAAGACGAAGATTGTATTGGACGAATATACCTAATGTTACAGTTCCAGAAGATAAAGGAATTGTCATTAAAGATATTCTTGAAGATAACGGAGTTGCTGACATGGTTATTAATCAAGGTAAGCAATTGCAAAAAGCTGATATTAAAAAATCTCATTGTTTAATGGCAAGAGATTATAAAGGCTTTGGCAATCAAGGAATGACTGGAATTAGATTAAAAGATAATCCAGTTGTTTCAAAAGACGGTCTTAATCATGTAGGCAATGAGATTGAGATTGTAAAAGTTCGTAAACATGAGGTTGACATTAAAAGTCTTCAAACTGTGTTGCGTTATCATAGAGTGCGAATTGCTAATTTAACTATTAGTCAAGTTGCTTATTATTGTAACGTTCCACAAACTAAAGCTGAACATTGGTTTAGAACTGATAGTTCTTTTTCAATTCCAGATGAAGATAATTGGTTGTCATTAAAAGAATGTTTAGGAATTACAACTGACCAATTTGATAAATCTATTACAGAGTTTGAGTACCGTGAAGGTGTCTTTGAACAAAGTTCTAGAGTTTATCATATTGACGGTAAAGCACCGACTTTAACTAGTACGTTGGCAAGTAAACAAAAAGTTTATTTTCCAATTGTTAAAGATAAAAGTAAAGACGGTTTAATTTTAAGAGGTCATGCTGAATTAAAAGGGCATGACATATTAAAACGTGTTTATGATAAAAACGGAAAATCACCTACATTAAATACTTGTGGAGGTGGAAACTTAGAGCCTAAAATTGCTTTAAGTGAAAAACATTGGCGTAGACTTACGCCTTTGGAGTGTGAGCGTTTACAAACTGTTCCAGACAATTATACAAGTTCAGTATCAAATACTCAAAGATACAAAATGCTTGGCAATGGTTGGACGGTTGATGTGATTGCTCATATTTTTAAAAACATAACTACAAAAGGAGTAACATATGAGCGAAACTATAAACAAGTTTCAAGCGAGGTTGTTAGCCAATCCAGTAAATAAAAAAGAGATAGGAAACTATCTTTTTTACGGAGTGCCTAACGACTTTGAAGGCGAATTGTTTATGAAATTATTTAAACGATTTTTAAATCCAAAGTTTAAATATTATAGACAATTCAGAAAAAGTGGCTCTTGGAGTCATTCAGTAAATTCAACAGACGGTGACAGTTTTGTTATTTACGTTGATGACAAGAATAAAAAAACTTTGGCTGACGAATATATTCAATCAAACATTAAACTTCGAAAAAAGTTAAAAATGGTTGAAGACATTTGTAAAGCTGACTCGACTTATGATTGGGACTCTAATTTAGAAAACAATCCTCAAGACGAGTTTAAAGAAATAGTAAATATAATTAAAGGAAAAGGAATACATTCCTAAAATTAGGGGGGTAGTAAGGGTCGGACAAGACCCTTAAACCCTCTGTACGTTAAGATATGAAAGAATTTTTTGAGCTGCCCTAGTCCATTTATTGTATTTATGGGGCGAAAGTTTTTATAGGGGCGAGGGGCGAATTGCAAGTAAAAAGAAATTTACAAAATTCTATGCAAATTATAGAATAATCACAATTAACAATTAATACGGAAGGAGGTTAAATGCACAACCCAAAAGAAAATATAAGAATGAATATAATGGGTCTTTATGGCAATTCATCACTAACAATGTAATAGGAGGGTATATGTATATTAATTTTATTCTCTTTAAAATCTATATTGAGCAATATAGTAAATGGAGTAATTTTGAATGCAAACGTGACAATAATGAATACATAATAGATTTTGCTTTTTATCGAATCTTTTTGTATTAACGTTTAAGTACGAATTTTGTTATTTACCGTGCTGATAAAATTAATAAATAACAATAACTGAGGACAGCTAATGAATGCTATTATTCTGCTAAAACATATCGAAAGTTTTAGAAAATTCGATGCAGACATACAAAGCCAAACTATTGCAATTTTTTTATATGTTGGAATACACGAAAGTAACGAGGGTGTTCCTATGACTAAAATTGCAACAGAACTAAATATGGCTCAAAGTTCCGTGAGCCGTAATGTTTCTCTTTTATCAAAATGGAGTTGGTCTAGAAAGGAAGGTTTAAATTTTGTTGAAGCTTTAGAAGACCCCATGGAACGTAGAAGAAAACTTGTTAAGTTAACTAACAGAGGAAAAAAATTGTATGCTACAATTAGTTAACATCACATCTAGCATAGGAAGGAGGTATATAATGAAAGCTAATCCAAAAGAGCTGCAAGAAATCTATAATTTAGTTTGCAAGACACAATGGGATTTGGGGCGTGATGAAAGCGTCAAAGACCGTGCAAAAAAGATTATAGAGTTTTGGGGCGAAGACACTTTTATAACTGACGTTGACGAAAGTATGATTGACGGTCTAGTTGCAGAGTTAAGAGATAGAAGTTTATCGAATGCAACAATTAATAGATACTTGTCAGCTTTGTCTACAATGATAACTTTTTGTTTAAGAAGACATGGAGTTTATAATTTGAAGAGAAAGCCGTACATAAGTTGGCTAAAAGAACCGAAACATGAATTGAGATTTGTAACTTTAGAAGAAGAAAGTTTATTAATCTCTTTGTTACGTTCTTGGAATATGAAAGATGACGCTGATTTCTTTATCATGTTACTTGATACTGGAATGAGATTGTCTGAGCTGCAAAATCTTAAAGTTGGTGATTGCTATGAAGATAGAATTGTCTTAACTCATACAAAAAATAATGAGTCGAGGGGCGTTCCATTAACAAAGCGTTGCCAAAAAATAGTTGAAAGATTTTCACATGATAAAAAACCAGGTGAAAGATTGTTTCGACATTTTGCTCAGTGGAGACCAAACTCTAGTTGGCGTAAAGTTCGTAAAGCAATGAACTTAGAGCATGACAAAAGATTTGGTATTCATGCTTGTAGAAGAACTTTAGTACACAGATTATTGAATGCTGATGTTCCTTCTAAAGCTGTTCAGTCGTGGGTCGGACATAAAGATGACCGAATGATTGAACGTTACGGTACTGTACTTAGCACACGATTAACTTCGTTTGTTAACGTATTAGAACCACAATCCACTAAAGAGATTGAACCAACGGACAGTAAAGAACCGTTGCGTAAAACCTCTTAACGGATTAAAAAAATGTTTGGATTAGTGTTAAAAGATATAGTAAACCATCGGATAGATAAAATTGCGCTCTTAGCTCAGTTGGATAGAGCATCGGTTTTCTAATCAGTTGGTGGTATACAAAGCCCATCGGTGTGTTTAATGTTTTTCCACTGATATTACTATCTTTTAACACTTTCCAAGCATAAAAAAATTTTTTTATTAATCAATCCACATGAGGGTTAATTAGTACCCCTATTAGAACCAAGGGGGCTATAAGTCCCTCTAAGATAACCAAAGGAGTCGTATGTTGAAACACAATGGGTATATCACATTACCTTTTACCTCTTTAAAAGAACAATTAGAGTTGGAAAAGGATATGAGAAACCGTGGTATTAATCGTTTTCAAAAGAGATTAAGAGACCACAAGAAAAGGGGCGAAGAGTCTTTTACTAATTATGGTAAGACTTTATTGTCTAATTCAATAAGACCTCTATCAGAAGCAATATTATTATTTGTTAATGAAGGGGAAAATCAAAAGGGTGTTCAGCCCATAGCAAGAAGGCTATTGTCTTTAATAGAACCAGACATAGCGTCTTTAATTACTGCCAAGTCAATCATCAATTCAATTACTATTGCAAGGAAACTTACAAGCGCAGCCATAAACGTGGCAAGTAAAATTGAGGATGAGGTAGCGTTAAGAACTTTTGAAGAGTCCAGACCAGAGCATTATGGAATTGTAAAAACAGACCTAGATAAAAGGTCGTTTGGTTATATGTATAAGAGAAGGAAACTTAGGGAGTCAGCGCAAAAGAATGAGTTAGAGTGGGTATTGTGGACTAGGAGTGAAAAGGTTCATGTTGGTTATAAGCTTATAGAGCTTATGGTTTTATCTACTGGACTTTGTGAAGTTAAATCACAAATAAGAAAAAGAAGACACGAAAAAGTTTTATTACCTACAGAGAAAACTTTAGAATGGATAAATAATCGTAATGAATTTTTAGAAGTTCTAGCACCAGAATATTTTCCAACAATCATTCCTCCGAGAATGTGGGAAGAAGGAAAAGTAACTGGTGGTGGTTATTATAGTAGACACATAAAACCTTTAACACTTGTTAAGTATCGTAAAAGAGAAAACCTTCAGCAAATAAAAGATGTCAAAATGCCAATAATTTATAAAGGCATTAACGCAATGCAAAACACACCATACAAAATAAATAAATTTGTTTATGATGTTTTAAAAAAAGCATGGGACAAAAATATTAACATAGGTGGGTTACCAAAAGCTGAACTAGAGAATTTACCAAACAAACCTCACGATATAGACACTAACGCAGAATCAAGAAAAGAGTACAGACAAAAAGCTGTCCTGGTCCACACAGAAAACGCAAGACAAAAATCAAAAAGATTATTGTTTGCAAAAGTATTGTGGATAGCAGAAATGTTTTTAGAAAGAATTTTTTATCATGCACACACATTAGACTTTAGGTCTAGATGTTACCATGTAACTAATTATCTAAACGGACAAGGAGTTGACTTTGCAAAAGCTTTACATTTGTTTGGAACTGGTAAAGCAATCACTGAAGAAAACAAAGGTGATTATTGGTTGGCTGTTACTGGCGCAGCTCTTTTTGGAATTGACAAAGTAAGTCGTAAAGAACAATTAGATTGGGTTGAAAGTAATTTTCAAATGTTTAAGGAAATACAAGCAGACCCATTTACTAACAGAGATTGGGAACACGCAGACAAACCTTTTCAATTTCTTGCATGGTGCGATGAGTGGTGTAAATTTAAAGCAAAAGGTTATGGTTACGTAAGTCATTTTATTTGTAACCAAGACGGTAGCTGTAACGGTATTCAACATTACAGTGGAATACTAAGACATACACCTTCAGCAAAAGCAGTTAACCTAGCAAACAGTGAAAGACCTCAAGATGTTTATTCAGTTGTTAAAGATAAAGTTATTGAAAATTTAAAAACAATGACTGACAGTGAATTTGCAAAACTATGGTTACAGTTTGGAGTTAAACGTTCAACAGTTAAGAGAGCAATAATGACAAGTCCTTATGGTTCAACAAGATATTCATGTAGTGATTTTGTTGATGAGGATATTGTAAAAAGAAAGGACCAGGGAGACTTACATCCATTTGGTAGTGCTTCATTTCAAGCTTGTACATTTTTAGCAGGTGTGATTTGGGACTCAATGGGTGAAGTTTTATCTTCGGCAAGATTAGGAATGTCATTCTTACAAGATTGTGCAAAAGTTTTAGCAAAATCTGGACACGCTGTACGTTGGAATAATCCAGTTGGATTTCCAGTGATACAAGATTATCCAGAGTTTAAATCTATGAGAGTAAAAACTAAACTTTTTGGTGAAGTCATAAAACCAAGAATTAATGTTGAGACAGAAAAGTTTTCAGTACACAAAGCTAAAAACTCCTGTCCACCAAATTATATTCACGCTCAAGACTCAGCGCATTTGTTTATGTGTGTAGTCAAAGCGTATGACAAAGGAGTTTCACATTTTTGTAATGTGCATGATTCTTTCGGTACACTAGCTGCTGACAGTCAGACACTAGCTGACACTATTAGAGAAACGTTTGTAGAAATGTATTCTAATGGTTGTCCGTTGGAAGATTTTAAAACATCTATGTTACCAATATTAAACGATAGCGAGAAAAACAAACTTCCAGAAGTTCCAGAAAAAGGGGACTTTGATATTGAGGAAGTTTTAAAGAGTGAGTTTTTCTTTGCATAAACCAATCCACTAAAGGGTTAATAGTACCCCTATTAGAACTAACGGAGTAAAAAATGAAGGAAGTTCAAATGCCCTTGGATGAGGGCGTAGCCTTAATTGAAAAAGGCTATTTAGATGAAGAAACAGTAAATGAGGAAAATGACAATGAAGAATAAGTACACAAAGATTGTTACACCAGTTGGAATTGCTCAGTACCCATGGCTATCAAGCCCTGATACTAAGTTTTCTGAAGTAGGTGATTATAAAACAAATCTTATACTAAACAAAAAAGACGCTCAAGACGTTATCAAGATGATTGATACGGCTAGAGAAGAAAGCGTAAAGATAGGCGCAGAAAAGTCGAATGGTAAGAAAGTTAAACAAGCTGACCCACCATACTACGATGAAGTTGATGATGACGGAAAGCCAACTGGTAACGTTATCTTAAAATTCAAATGTAAAGCAAAAGTAACTACTAAAAGTGGAGAAAGTTTTGAAAACAAACCAACTCTCTTTGACGCAAAAGGCAAACCAATGTTAAACGTAAATGTTTGGGGAGGTTCAGAATTAAAAGTTAGTGCTGAACTTATTCCATACTTTACCTCAATGGTGGGGGCAGGTGTTAGTATGAGACTTAGAGCTGCACAAATAATTAAGTTAATAGAAGGTGGCTCAAATTCTTCTGGTTACGGTTTTAAAGAAGAAGAAGGATATGAACACTCAGAAACACAATCGACTGAGGAGTTTACAAGTGATACTAAGACCGAGGTACAAGAAGATAAAGACGACTTCTAAATACCGAAGTGGTTTAGAAGAACAAATAGCTACTCAATTAAAATTAAAAAATATTAAATTTGAGTACGAAACAAAAACTTTAAAATATACGAAACCTGAAAAGGTGCATAGATACACACCAGATTTTATTCTTTTTAAAAAAGATGGTGAGCCTATGTACATAGAAGGCAAAGGTAGGTTTTTAACAGTAGACAAACAAAAATCTTTACTTGTTAAGAATCAATACCCTAATCTAGATTTACGATTTGTATTTTCAAATTCAAAAACTAGAATTTCGAAAAAATCCAAAACAACATACGCAATGTGGTGCGAGAAGCATGGTTTTAAATATGCTGACGGCTACATTCCAAAAGAGTGGATAAAAGAATTAAATTAGGGTATACCTTCGTTTGAGGGAGTGAGTTCATATGCACTCCTTTTGTAGTGACCCCTGAGATAACATCAAAGGGGTCTTTCTTTTCAGACCAAAATATTTTGGGTCAAAAAAATTTCAAGGAAAAAACAAAATGGAAAAAAGTGATTTTAGTTATCACGCACCATGTTCTGAATGTCAGAGCAAGGATAACGTGGCTGTTTATACAGACGGACACGGTCATTGTTTTGGATGTGGACATTACTATCATAACTACGAACAAAAAGAGGAAACGAAATTGGAAACTGAATTAATACATGGGGAACTGAAACCTCTTAACAAAAGACATATAGATTTGGCAACGACAACCAAATTTAATTATCAGACTGGAAAATATAACGGTAAGACAGTTCAAATTGCAAACTACTATGACAAACATAATAAATTAGTTGCACAGAAATTACGTTATCCAGATAAATCTTTTCAATGGTTAGGTGATAGTAAACAAGCAACACTGTTCGGACAGAACTTATGGCGTGACACAAATAAAAAAATAGTAATCTTAGAAGGTGAAATAGATTCTATGAGTATGGCTCAAGCACAAGGTTTAAAATGGGCTTGTGTTTCAGTTAAGACTGGAAGCCAAGGCGCAAAGAAAGATTTACAACAGCAACTTGAGTGGCTCGAACAAGCAAGTGAAATTGTTTTAATGTTTGACTCAGATGAAGCAGGCAAAAAGGCAGCTCAAGAATGTTCAAAATTATTTACTCCAGGTAAATGTAAGATAGCAACACTCCCAAGAAAAGACGCTAACGAAATGTTGGTCCAGGGGGAAACTGCAAAACTTATAGATTGTATGTGGGGTGCAAAGACTTATCGACCAGACGGTATTGTATCTGGGACAGAAGTTTTTGATTTAATATCTAAAGAAGATAAAACAGAAACTATTCCTTATCCTTTTGAATGCTTAAACAAAAAAACTTTAGGCATGAGAAGAGGTGAGTTAGTTACAATAACTAGTGGTACTGGACAAGGTAAGTCACAG